ATATCTTGACTATTAAGTCTGATGTCAACGTTTTGACCAACTACAACAGGATTAAACTTAAATCTTGTTATTAACTTTTTTTCTGGGCTATCTGGTGTATATTTAACAACCCAATTCATCTCATACACATCGTCTATATTGTATAAACCTGGTGAAAGGTTTACATAATATCTTCCTTGAGATTCATTGATTATTTCTGGTGATTCTATTACAGAAGCACTTCCTTCTGGGCTTACATAACCAGACAATTCTTCAACATTTATAGAATTATAAGTTTCTCCACTTAAAAGTGATGAATTTATACAATAAAAATCTCTATAAAGCCTTAAATAAGTCATACTTAAAAAAAAAGATATTTCTTCTTAAATAAATAGTAACAAAAAAGGAGACTGTCCTGAAACAATCTCCTTTTAATAATAATTTTTTTTCGTATATTAAGCGTTAAGAAGACATCTGTCTGGCTGTACGTTAATCTTAACTTTTGAAATGTCGTCTGCTCCGTAATCATAACTATCAAAAGAAGCGTTAGTTATGAAGCAGCCTATCATTGTCCACTTTTCTACTTCAACACCTACGGGGTCTAATGCTTTTAGGACTAAATTCTTCTTGTATCCCACTGCATAACCCATTCTACCTGTTGCAGATTCAGCATGAAGTCTAACCCATTCCATTACTTTTTGAGTAGTAGATGGCCCTATAACATCGATAAATTCAATGTCAATTGCTGCCCATTTGTACCTACCAGCAACGAATGTACTAGTGTTCATATATTGAATTTCAGTACTACCGATTTCTATTGTAGGTTTTCCAGAAGTTTGAACATTAAAAGACTCAATCCCTAATTCTGAAGGGAACTCCAATACGAATCTATTTTTTCTCTTTGGTTCCTGTTCTACAGGAACTGGTCTAAACATTGTAGCCATCTTGTATTTATTTAGTTTGTTTAATCAATTATAAATATTGAGCAAAAAAAATTATTTGACTATATTTAGATTTTTTTTTTAAAAAATATATATACACCTATAACATGTTGATTATTAGAATAAAAAAAAGGAGCCCTAAAGCTCCTTTAATTATTTATTAATCGTTTTTTTTAGAAATCTTCGAATCTTGCACCTGTTGGTAGAACTTGGAATGTTAAATCAATAAATTCTGCAGTTCTTGTAGGTTTCAATTGAATCTTACCAACTAAAGTATTTCTATCTACAACTTCAGGTGGATTATTAGACTCATCCATTATAACTCTAAATCCAGTTAAACCTCTTTGGTTTTGAATTTGTAATAATAAAGGCTCTACTTTAGATAAGAATTGGTCTCTCAATGTTTGGTCGTTTTGTTCGAACAATAATGTTTGAGAAGTTGCAGCTACTACTCTTCTAATTTGAAGAAGTAATCTTCTTACGTTAATTCTATCAAGAGCAGATTGTCTAATCTGAAGAGTTTTTTGTCCATATATTACAACTCCGTTTTGTACGAAAGTAGCTATTGGATTTATTCTTCCCTCATATAAAGTGTCCCTATCGTTTTGGCTTAACTTAATATCGGCTCTTCTAACAGAATCTCCTAAAGTTCCTCTGTTAATACCTGCAGGAGCAAACCATGGGAATGCCACGTTATCTGTTAAAGCAATAGATTTAACAACTTCTGCTGTTGGAGCTAAATACACAAATTGACCAGTTGTTTGGTCTTCTATTTGAACCCAAGGCCAGTAAGTAGCGGCATAATTTGAATCTATACCCGTGTCTTGCATAGCTAAAACAGCTTCTTCTGGTGTTCCTTTTGCTACATCTGTAGTAAGTCTAGGGGAGTCAATAATATAAAGAGTATCAGCTCTATCTTCTAAAATATTAAGAGCATATTTAACTATTTCTTCATTATTTCCGTAATCAATACCTGGTGCTGCAAATAAGTTAATATCTACTTCTTCTGGGTTTGTGAATTCATCTATAGCTTCTTTAAAGGCTGCTCTGTTAGATGCATCTGACACATTTACTCCAAAAGTAGGTGTTTTAAATTTGTTCCATCCATCAAATCCTCCAGCAGGAGCAAAAGTGAACTTTCTTTCAGCTTTAGTATATCCACTTAATGGCAAGTCTCCAGAAACAAATCCCGAAGGAGCTCCAGATTCAATGTGAAAACCTGGTACTACCACTTTTCCAGCACTTCCTGTTCCAATAAACTTAAACATGTCTACCTCAACAGTGTTAATTACATTAGAGAAACTAACCTTGTCTGAAGTAAATGCTGAATAAGCTAATTCAGATATTCCCAAGAAAGTTCTATTAACAGAATCTCCTGAGAAATATGATTTTTTATAAAAGAAAGGTGCAGCAGTAGTTCCTGCTTCAACTTCAACTTGGCTATAACCTTCAAAACCTCCTGGTACTACGTTTGCAGGATGTCCTTCTTTCATATCAAGAGTGATAAATAAAGATTGTCTTGGATATTCCTCATCAGTTGTACCAATTACTCTAGCTATATAATTTCTTTGAGTTGGGTCCATTGTTACTCCTCTAAATCTCTCTAAAGCAGTTTGGAACGCAGATGAATCAGTGTCATTAAAGTCTCTCACTAATACATCAAAAGTTTTTGTAATTGTATCTATATTTGTTATAGATATTTTAATTTCTCTGTTGGCAGCGTTACCATCAGAAACAGATTGACACTTAAACAATTGTCTTACTTGACCACCAACTAAGTTAGATACAACCCATGGTGATTCAGGATTTGTATAAGGCCCATTAAAATCAGTATACCTTGCATTGTTTGAGAAGGTAATAGAAGTCGAAACTCCTGTTATAGAACCTTCTTGAACAGCTTGTCTTAAAAAGTGAGGATATATACAATCTACATAAATTCCATAATCTCCTTCTATTTTTTTAGGATTTCTTCCAATAACATTAACGATATAATCATCTCTACTTTCATCTAAAGAAACAGTTAGTTCGTTTCCTGCAAAGTCACCAGTTGTACCACTTAAAACAAAACTTCCTAACGGAGATGCTGAGATTCCTTTTTCAATGTCAGTTGAAGCAGTATTTAAGAAAGTAAGTCCGTTATCATCTGACTTACTTTTTATTACAGCTATAATAGCTCCATTATCAATTGAACCACCACTTGGAGATTCTGCTGTAATAAGCCATGCGTTAGAGTCATCATAGCCCTCTTTTCCGAGAACTCTAGTTACAGTTAGTTCATTTGATTGAGTCAAAAAAGAGTTAGCTACGTAAGGTAGCTGTAAGTCGGAGCTTGTTCCACCAAATCTAAACAAGAATTCATCAGTGCTTCTCACACTAATTGGTTCAAACGCTGGTCCTTTTTGAGTTAGTCCAACAAGCCCTAGCTTAGTCAAACCTACTCTTGACGCGAATACCGAAAAATCTTGCTCTCTTGTGTATACACCGGGCGATACGAATATAGTTGCCATCTGATTATTATTTTTTAATATTAAATTTGTACAGTTTTACAATAAATAGGATAAAAAAAGTCAAAACTAACATTCATCCTCTTGAATTTGTATAGAAATTTTTGTAATAGTTTGAACTCTCTCAAATTTCTTGGGGTCTACTATTCTAGAATACACAGTTAAAGGGTATACTAATTGAAAAAATCTATCTGCATCTATGCTGTCTACTGTGTTATCTTCACTAGGGTCTCCTAAAACAGCGGGAATATTATATCCATTAATTTTCATATATCCTTGCCCATCAGAAAAACCTTCTTCTAACATTTTTTCATAAGAAATATTTACATCTTGCATATAGTGAGTAACAAATCTTAATTCATAGTCTACATCCACCCAAGTAGGTTGAGGTATTTTAAAAATTTCATAACCTCCCAAAACTCCATCACTAGTTGGAATTTTAGCATATGTAAATTTTAATTTTTTAGGTATTGTTCTTTTTAGTGGTGCAGTACCTCTCTTAACAGACTTTCTTCTCATGGTCATAAAAGGCATTCTAATCTCTTCTCCGCTTTCATCTTTAAGAAATTTCCAGTTCATTTTAAATTCTGCCCACCTCTCTTGAGTTAAAAATACAACTGGTACTTTTATATCTTTCCCATCAGCATCTTCAACTGTAATACCTAAGTCAACAATAAAATCTCTCATACCCCTATCAACATCCTCTAACAAAAGTTTTTGTGGTAAATAATTAGTATTTTTAAAACTATCATTAAGGTTGTCGTTGATATTTTTTTGAATAGACATTTATTTTTTTTATTTTATCCTTAATAATAAATATTAGATAATTTTCATTAAACATTTGAATTTGATTTTTATTCTGTATATATTCGCCAAAAGTGTGTTCATTTGAAAAAAGTAAGAATAACCCATAGTTTAATCAAGAAGTTAATAAAGTCTGAAGAGATTTTAACTTTCTCTTACTTTGTTAAATTAAAATACCTACATTCTAATTCAACTATTTACAATTTTTCAATAAGAAAAGCATCTAGATTAATAAATGTTTCTCCCAATTCTATAAAAATTCATTTAAAAAAAATGGAAGATATGGGAATTGTTAATTATGTTAGAAATAAATCTGGTGGTAAGAACATAACTTTTTCTTCTATTAGGAAGATTTCAAAAATTTACGGAGTAAACCATAACAATAAATGTGGCTCAATAATGTTCCGTGAATCTGAAAACGTACAAGATATTAAAACTAGATTATATTCTAAAGTTTTAATTAACAATCTCAATAAACAGAGATATACCATCAAAGGTAAATCCAACTCGCTTATGCGGAAAAGAGACCAAATTAGTAAATTAAGAAAAAGCGGGATTAGTCCAGAAGTCTTAAAACGGTCAATTGCGAGTGAAAGGATAAACTTTGATACTTTTATATGCTGTGAAACTATTGGTGATATGTTAAACAAAACTAAGATGACAGGATACAACCAACTAACAAGAATGGCAAACATGGGTATATTGTCTATTAAAAAGAAATATATGACAGTTTTAAAAAATTGTAATAAAGAAGAATTTGAAAACCTTTGTGAAAACGGAGAGTTAATAAAAGGAAAACATTATTACAGCGGAAAAGACCGTTCTATAATAAAGAATGTTGGATTTTCAGTTGAGGTATTATGATTTTTTTTGACTTGTGCATATTATTTTACTAACATACGGCGGATTAATATACTAATAGTAAGTAATAGAGTAGTTTTTATCTTGCATTAAATACGTCACTATTAACTTCAACAGCGGTCACAGTTATTGAGAATAACTTATCACCACCCCAAGAATGCTTGTTATCTATATTAGAACTTCCATCGTCAGTTATCTCATAATAATTACCTTTATGATAAGCAAAGTCACCCATTCT